GGGCAGTCGTAACCCGGATAAACACCATTCTTATAGTCGAATGTCGGTTCGAATAGATCTAGTAGGTGAACTCGATCTTTATTTATAGGTTCATAGTTCGCGCACATACAAAGTAACCTCTTTATGATTTTCGAAATTACTTTTCCATCATAACTAATATAAATAAAAAGAGGGTAAATAATAGACTGTAGACGCTATTATTCACCCTCATGGTATATATCTTTAACGCCAGCTATTCGGAACTTTGAATTTACCTGTAGGCATTGGAGAACCCAGAACATACTTAACGTTGTAAATTAAACCAGGCAAAACAGTGTTTGGCTTTTCATTAAAGCAAACATAGGTATTGTTTCTGGATGGTTTAATTAACTTATATTGTGTACCAGCACTTGAGACATAATAGACACCATTTGGGGTAGTCTTAAGGCCAGCATCAACTTTAGAAATATTTTGATTGTAACTCTGGCTTGTATTGTTAATAGCTGAGAAATAACTACACCCTAGCGATTTAGATACTTCAGCAGCTTTACGTAATGCGTACTGGTTTGCTATCGATTTATGGGTATATCCGTTTACAGATGCGCGTACTTGAAAGACATTATCATCAATAATAGTGGCTTCAACGCCACCAGAAGCCCCCATTTCTTGATAAGGTGTAGTACAGGCTTGTAAACCAATTGTTGCTAAAGCAGCTAAAAATATCTTTTTCATAATTTATATAAAGTGATAAATGCGTCACATTAATTTTAACTATTTAGAAGAATTTTTCAATTACTTAAGGATTTCTTAAAACTTGAGTTCTAAAAATCTAGAATTTGGCCTGCCATTTTAAAGTTATCTAACACTTGAATGTGGTGGTTAATTAATTCTTGAGCCTGATTTCTCGATTCATTTTTCTCGAAATATAAGCGACTTTTGATTAATGCTTTTACTGGTTCAGAAATAATCACGTCTTCAATCATATTCATAGCTTTCTTTAAATCATCGAAAGAAACTTGAATATATCCATCAGTCACATCGTTATCATCATCGTCAGTGGTATGGTTAATTAGCCTTTTAATCGTATAGCTTCCTATGGCCAAGCTGTTCGCGATAGTGCCAAAGGTGCGGCGTAAATCATGGAACGTAAATTCGATACCAGAATTCTCAGTTACTTTGTCACGTGCTGCTCGGCGGTCTGAAATATGGGAAACACCATTTCTATCGGTAAAGACATATTTGTTATCACCGGCACGTTTTTTTCGTTCACGCATAATGTGCCAAAGGGTATCACCCATAGGTAGCAAAAGATCCTCATGGTTTTTCGTATTAATAATTTTGATGGTACCAAATTGAAGATCTACATTTTTCCATTCAACAGATTCTGCTTCACTACGTCTAAAACCAGTTAGAGCAAGTAAGAATAAAAAGTCTTGGTTTGTGTACGCTCTAAAATCGTTATTTTGTTCACCCATCCAATAAGTAGTGGCCACAGCCAATGCCCATGCTTCGCGCTGATCTGCACGAACATGGCCTTTTCTACGTTTAATTTTATTGAAAGCTTTTTCTTCTTTAACGATAACAACCGGGTTTTTTATATTTAGAATTTTATTCCCGGACTCATCCTTATACCTGCTAATCGTATGGTTAAAGAGAGCATGTAAAAATTTTGATGCAAGATTAGCTCGGGAAGGGCTTGCTTTCGAAAGCTTCAGATGACGATCAATAATCATTGCACTGGTGATTTGGTCAAGTTTTAAATCTTTCCAATCACTAAAGTAGTTTTCTATGCATCCGTCATAGGCAATTAAAGATGTTTCCGCCAGCTTTTTACGCAATTTATAGTATTGGTAAGCTTCACTAAGGGTAGGGACTAGCTTTTGTAAGGCATCATTTTGAATTGCTGAAGCTCGTAAATCACGCTTTTGCTTAACTGGATCTACACCTTCATCCATCAAGATAAGAAGCCGTTTAGCTTCAGTTCTGGCTTGTTCTAATGTATAGACGCCATGTTTTCCAATAACTTTACGTTTAGACTTGCCATTAGGCATTTTCTTTTCAGCAAAATAGCTTTTAGTTTTGCCCACACATAAGCCAAATCCTATAGTTACTGTATCTCTGTAAAAGATTTGTTTCTCTTCAGACAAAGGAATAGAGTCTATTACCGATTTAGTAAATTTAATGTGTTGAGCCATCTTTAAATTAAGCAATACAAAGCAATACCTAACGATACAATACAATAATTGTGAAGTCTATTAAGAGTCTATTTTGAAGGTTTGGTCTATTAAAAAAGAGACTTTTAAGTAGGGGATTTTGTTTTAAGTTATTGTTATCTATTAAAAATAAATGCTCCGAAGATGCCGCTGCATGTCGTTACCCTTGAACCCTAAAGTTCAGCGGGTCTTTCTCAATTCTAGCAATACATTGCAATATTAAGCAATACCTAGCGATATTAAAAAATCAATATTTTTAATAATTTATATTAAAGCAATACAATGCAATATTACACAATCTTTAGCAATACAAAAATAGTCTATTAATGGTCTATTTTGATAAATACGGTCTATTTTTCAAGTTTAAGTCTATTAAAGGTCTATTTTTGGTGATTAAAAAAGCGGCACTTAGCCGCTTATGCTGTATGTGCCATTTTGTTTTGTTCAATATAAGCCAAAACATCAGACTTCATATAATTTACTTGTCGTTTATGAGGTTTAGAGAATGGAATGCCGCCACCTTCACATCTTTTCTTCTGCAACCACGGTAAGGATACGTGCATAACAATAGCTACTGTTTCAGGTGGAAAAGTTTGATTATCAGCAGCTTCCCAAAATTCCTTCTTAGCAGCCTCTTTTTCTGCATGAGTCATACGATCTAATTTAGTTAAACGTGACATTTATTTCTCCTTACTTTCCGCTTTAGGATTTGCCCACCAAAGTACAGGGCCATCTTCTGAATCAAATGCTGCAATTAAAAAGAGTCCTTGTTCTGGCGGTTCTGGCTTCCAGTTTGGCCAAACTACTGCATCTTCCGGTATATTTGGTATTTCATCGTAATCTAATAGTTGAGTTTCAATTTCAACTCTAAGATTCATTTGAAGTTGTGCCCACTGTTCTCTTGTATAGGCTTCAGCTCCTTCTTCAATGGTGTCAAACAATTCAATATCTGGATGAAACCAATTGAAAAGGTTTTCAGGTGGTTCTATTGGCTGGATCTGATATTTAAAACCCGTCTCACTAGATCCATAAAATAGTTTTGCTTCATCAAAGCTTTTGGTTACAAGAGGGGCAGAGCCTTTCTTGTAGCAAATTACTATTTCATCAAATTTAAAAACACGTTCAGCTGTCTTCAAATCAAAGCATTGGTACATAGGTTCACTAAACCAACTCTCAACATAAAATAGATTTTTAATATGATCTTTGCGGGAACCGTGCCATTTCTGAACTTTGATAACATCATCAAAAATTTCTAAGAAAAAGTTGTTGCCTTCCTTTTCATGCATTTTTCTATAACGCTCAACAGCTCGCTCAGCTATCTCTTTTGAAGCTGCTGGCGTTTGCTTAAAAGGGCTGTAACCTTCAGGTCGCATTGCAACCGCCCATAAAGTTGATTCACTCATCCTTCAGCTCCCGATTCGCTAACACCCAACTTAATGCAACCTTCCTCAGGTAAATCAGCATACCAACAGTAGTATCCTTCACCGTCATAACCATCTTGGAGCCATTTGATGGTCATTTCAGTTTCCATCTGGAATTGATCTTTTTCCCCATCTGGCGCACCAAAATCAAAGGCTTCTTTTAGTTCAGCGCAAGTTAGAGTGACACTAGGGGTGGGAGTATCTGGCACCGTCTCGGCTTTGGCTTTATTCCATAACTGCCAAGCATCATTAGTTACAATATTGAAATAGCCATTCATTGTTTCACTGAATGCTAGGATGTCATTTTTACGAATAGCACTTTCACGTTTAAAAATTTCTGTAGTTTTGAATTGTGATTCAAAAGGGATACGTTCATTACCTGTCATTTAAGCCACCATCTCTGCATATTCTTCTTTAGTCCACTCAACAAACTCTCTATAAAGCTGCTGGGCAGGTTTGTTTAATCGGTTGTGATAGTCGATCGTTATGCGGCGCCAAGCGACTGGTACCGCATAATGCTTGGTTAGAAACATTGCTTGATCCATGCCTTGCCGGACTATTACATAGCCCAGCAATTGCAAGTAGTACATAAAACCAAGCATGTGTTTTTGGCTCACTTTCTTGTACTGATCTTTCATGTTAGAAACCGTCCACTAATAAATAATCAGGGGTAGATTCTTGTTGAGTAGGTGTAGGATTCTCTAATTCATAGCGGCGTTTTCTCACATACCCCATTAGCTTCGGTTGAATCTGCGGATCTCGTGCAGCCACGTCTATTTCCAAAGCATCTAGCGTTGTAAGGTCTGGTGCAGTTTGGATTTGAACCATTAAAGAGGGTGGCTCATTAGCAGATGCCTTTTCTTTTTCTAGCTCTTCAAGACGTTTGTGAGTGGCGAGAAGGATAGGCTTCATTTGTTCGTCATCCCATGTGCGGGTATAACGATAAACCGCATTTACTTCTGCAGGTGTTTTTGATTCTTTTACACGCTGAAGAAGAGCATCTAATGCCTTCTGGTATTCAGGATCTACTTTAGGCTCGTTAGTTTCTGGAACTAACAGATCCTCAGATGTGGTGACATTTGTTTGTTTGGTAATAACAATCGTTGGTTGAGTTTCTGCAGAAATAACGTCACTAGGCTTTTCTGCTTTTGATTTTTTGCCTCTCTGTTTTTTAGGTTCCTCACCAAGACGAATAACACTTAAATCATTGTTGATTTCAATACCGAGTGCTTTTGAAAATGCTTTTAATTGAAGCTTGGCGTTTTCGGCATCACGTTGAACAAAACCACTATTAATAGATTCAATTAATGCGGTGGTTTTAAAATTCACGATGTAAATTGAAGGCGAATATGTAGTAATTACAAAAACATCCTGTCCTTCTTCATACTCATCAATAGTTAATGGCTTTGTGAAAGTAATCCCAGCCAGTTCAATAGTTTCGATTTTGATGCAGAATTCAAAACCCGGTTTACCAAAAACAGAAGCGGGGAATTGATCTAAGTCAGAAAAGTCAAACACGTCTCCAATAGGACGGCATAGAACAGTTTTACCTTTTTGAAGAGCTGCAAATGCTTCAGCTGCAGTTAATAAATTAGACATGAAAAGCTCTCCTTTTAGTGATGTAACGACTGTTGTTGTTGAACTTGCTGAGGATTGTTTTTAGGGACCCAACCCATCTGATCGGCACGTGCTTGGCATGCTCTATTGATACCCGCCTCATATGTAGTACCTTTAAACTTCTTAATTGCAGCATTTAAGATGTTAGTGTCTGGAGCATCTTTAATTGCTTTTAAAGCATCTTGATATAGTTGGTCCTGAGTACGAGGTGGCTTCTGGTTACCACCCTGAGCAGTTGTCTGGTTATTCTGGTTTGAATTTTGACCTGCTGGGGTTGAGGCATTTTGCTCTAGATATGCATAGTCATAGTTGTATAGATATTTACTACCATCAAAATTACCGAGGTAAACATCAGCTGCCACACCAATAGCTTTAAACGCTACACCAAGAGCATCAGTAACGGCCTTTTTATAGCCTTCATCAATCGCTACTAATTTGCCTTTTTGAACTTCAACAATTGCTGAACCGCCGTTGCCAAAAAATTCCTCACCCCAAACACCATCAATCTTGGTTTTAACTGCTACTTCAGCAAAAGCCATAATGGTTCCATCTGGCGCGGTTTCAGACCATAAACGTACATGTCTATAAGTCCAGCCATGACCAACAGGTCCAAAGGCCTGAGTCATAGCCATTAATCGCCATTGAGGGTTAATATCTGATTTACCTTTTAAATAACCAAACTCAATTTTTTTAAGAAAATTGGTAGGCGTTTGCTTAACTGCATTCCAGATATGTAAGTTGTCTTTTGAGTTTTCAGTTGTCATTTTTCTAATCCTCATCTAGAGCCGGTGAAGCCACGTTTTTGCTTGTAAGCCTTGCGGTCATAAGTAGGGATATTTGTTTCACGTAGTTTTATTGCGAGCTGCTTTCTGCGTTGGAAATCGATTTCTTGCATAAGAGAAGCGAAAACCTTTGGTTCCTTAGCTTTAAATTGCTCAACATTAAGCGGTTTTTTAAAGCCATCTTTAATTTCGTAAAGTACTGAGCCGTTAGCGTTTGCAGCATAGATAGCCCACTTAATACGTACGGAATAAAGACCTTGGTCGTCACGGCCTAAAAATGACTTGTAGCCGTCAGGGTGTTTTTTGAAATTAGTCATCTTTAAGCCTCCACCAACTTGTTACGTTCGATGAAGCCTTTTAGAAGGCCATTGATGTTTCGGATGTCTTCAAATTCGGTGAAATCGTTATATGACTTACCATTAACATCAGTGATTTCATTTACTGTGAGTTGTGTAATATCAACAGCGGTGAATTCAGAACCCGGAACGCCGTAGCTGTCAGGATGGGCTTCAAAATCAAAGCTAACGTTTAAACGGAAGCTATCTAATTTGATGACGGCAACGCCAGAATGTTTACCTGTGATTTTCGCGGTTAAAACACCGTAAGTGCTTGGTTGAGTCTTAGGCGTAAATAGAGAAGGGGCTTCTTTTGCTTGGAAAGCTGGTTGCAATTGGCAAGCAACTAAAGAACCACCAGAGATTGCAAGAGCAGCCATGCTGACAAATGCAAATGAGTTGAAAGGAGTAGCTTTTACGTTCATAATTGATCTCGCATATAGCAAAGCACATCGAAAGGTCAGAGAGTCGGTGTGCTTTTTTGTTGTCTGTGAGTTAAATATTAGGTAAACCTAATTATTAAGTCAATAGGTATTCCTAATAAAATTAGAAATACCTAACTTTTGTGTTTTAATAGACAAAAAGAAAACCCACCGTGGTGGTGGGTTTTTTATCAACTTCGACGATTATTCTGAAGAAGAATTAAATCTTTGCTTAAGATCTTGAGTTAATTTTTCAACATCTTGAATATAATTATTTCGGAAGTCGGGATTATCAAAAATATTATTTAATGTGTCAATAAGTGATAATAAACCAGACATTGGTAAGGCTACTGTGGCAGAATGCACAGCAGTATTTTGATTTACTTTATGACCAAGCATTAATTTCACAATATTATTTTCTATTGCAATCTGAAAAACTTGATCTGCGTAAATAGGTTGTAAACTAGGATTTAATTGTGTATTGATTACTTCTGTAACTGTTTCATGTCTGTTAGCGCTGCTCATATCCGACCTTTATTTCTTGGTTAACATTAAAATAGGATGAAGTAGTGTTCGGTAATGTATTCACTTCTTGAGCTACAATATTTATAGTTTTGCCATTGTTATATCTTGAGGAATTTACGCTTATATAAAATTCCTTTTCATTACCAGATAAAACATCCTCAACTACTTGTTGACCTGTTTGTAAATCAAAAAGAAAAGTTGTTTTATTCCTATGTGATTTTTCAACCAAATGGGCTTTCTTTCTTTCACGATCAATTTGCCAAGGTTGTTTTGGTCTCTCATAATTTTTATTATGAAAAATTACATCAAAATCATAACCTAATAGCCGAGAAATCTTGGAAATTGTTTTAATAGTGAGATTCTCTTCTCCAGATAAAACTTTTGTAACTCGACTTTTTTTCCAGCCTAGTTGTAATGCAATTTCTGAACGAGTCATATTACTATGACGTAACAGTCCAACTAAATGGGATGCAACTTGCTCCATTTTTACAATGGATATATCTTCATGCTCACATGAGAACAAAAATAATTTATTTGTCATAACAACCTCACCAGGAATGTTTCCATGTCGGCTTGATACTTAAAGATGGCTCTAACACGGTTATCAATGATTGTCTTTTCAGATTTATCAATCTTGTCTTTTCGCTTAGGTGATAATCTAAATAAAACAATGTATGCATTAACAAAGACCAAATATAATCGAAGGCTAGCTTTTCGAATTCTGTATACTGGTACATCTTTGTCATCTAATTTAACTACACATGCTCTATGCAACTCAGAAGAGTCATAGAAATCAAATAGTTCAGTTGGTTGTTCACACATTTCGCAGCGAGATGCTAATTGAGTGAATAATCGCAATACATCACAGTTGTCTCGTTTACTATGTAATGAAAATTCAGCCCTATCTCGGTAAAGAAATACATCACGTTTATCCATTGATGATGAAAGCATATAGACCCTAATACAGTCTGGTATCATGATTGGCTGAAGATCATCAGGAAAGCCAATTTCACTCCAGCGAAAGAAGTATGGGTCTATCATTTCTGCAAAGTTACCTTATAAGTGAACTAATATCAATTGCCATTTAATAAAAAATTTATATATAGATTGTATCGAATCTACTACTTTAATTAGCTTTGGGATGTTCTTGTCTGTGCTGACTTGGCGGCACGATATCTGTAATAGCGGTAATACTTTCAACTTCATCCATGTCAAAAGATAGGCGTTCGCTACCGTTAACAGCCAATAAACTTAAAACACCACCATTTATTCCTACAAATTCCTTAATTGTGCATCTTCCGTCCTTCAAACACACCTGAACAAATTCTGTTGGCACAAGTTCCGCATCAGGGTCGCATACTACATACCAGCCATTACGAATTGCTGGAAACATGGAGTCGCCAGTGCCTTTAATGCCATAAGCTCTTGGACCCGCTGTATGAGTTGGAACATAGCCATCACCCGCATTTCCGTCATACCCCATATCAGTGAAGTACCCATCCATTCCCATCTTTGAATAAGCTTTGACGGGAACGTATCTTTTTTGAATAGGGAATGGTTTATCTGATGTTTGAACAAACTTAACAGCATCTTCACTATCTGGAATATTGTACTTCTGCTTAAAGGCTTCAATGTCAATAACATTTAATTGAGGTAAATTGTTCGATTCCTGTTCAACCGGTCCACCATAAAGCAACCAATCGTCACTCACACCTAAAAATTTCGCAATGACTTTCAAGTTTTCTGCTGTAGGAACGCTAGTGCCATCTAGCCATTTCTTTACAGCAACAGGAGATTTTTTTGTTGCTCTTGCTAAATCAGCGGCTCTTAATTTTTTTTCTTCAAGTTTTTGCCTAATTCGAGAGTGTAAAGACATAACAAATATTCCAAAAACATTAACTAATGTTAATACGATCTATTGAAACTATGGTTAACAAGTGGTAAATTTGGTTTATTAACTATAGTTAACTTGGTGTAACCATGAAAATTAGTGATCTCATGACATACCACGGCTGCAAAAATCGGAAAGAGTTGTCTGAAAAAACTGGATATTCAACTGTGACCCTCTGGAAGTGGGAAAACAACGGTATACCAGCCAGAACTCAAGCAGTCCTGCAAGTCAAAACCAAAGGCAAACTTAAAGCCGATTTACAAGCATTAACCGCTTAGGAACTAAACCATGAGCAAAGTATCAACCGAATTGAGTGCAAGTGCCAGAAATGGCGTATCCCGCATATTGCATGGCCTTGATATAAGCAATCAAAAAGAGATTGCTGAACATTTAAAGGTTGATCCAAGCACTATTACTCGGCTTAAAACAGACAAGAAAAACAATGGTTTGAATGAGATTGAAATGTTTTGCGAGCTATTGAGTTTGCTTGGATTAAAAGTCGTTCCTAAAGATTACCAGAGCATTGATAAGGAACGTGTTGCTGCACTTTTAGTCATGTCTAAAAGTTGGATGAACCGTATAGAAACAGTTGATGACCTATTTCATGACGAAATCAGTGGTCAAAAGGAAAAACTTGGATATTAAAAAACCACTACCTGCGCAAACAGGAGTGGTTTATAGGCATTCAGTCGAGATGAATCAAATGAATAAAACTAATTTATCAAATCAAACAACCGAACGCAACCAGCCAGAATTTTTAGTGGGTGACGTTGTAGTACTTACTAAAGAGTGTCGAAGTTTTAAATCAAATGATTTGTTTGAAGTCAAAAATAAAACCCTGACTAGTTTATGGACTATCAAATCACAAAATCATTTGTTTCTGGTTTCATCAAAAGAAATACGAACAGCAACAGTTGCTGAACTTAACGCCAAACGCCGACTAACAAGCGCTGAGCAAGCATTAGCGGAGGTGTCATGAACAGCTTTACACAGCAAATCAAAGTTTCTCGTCAGCAAAGTGAAATCCAATCTTTTTATGAACCTGCATTGCGAGTACTTGGGCACCTGTTTGAGGTGAAAAAGCAAAATTTACGCAACAAAGGTTATGACGAAAATAATGCAGCGGTAACCAAAGTTGAATTTTCAGAGGCTATGGCTCGTCAATTTCGCATAACGCAGTGGTTAGCACAGCAGATTGTAACCAGCTTAACCAAGGCGTGTTTGATTGATTCTTTTGGAGGTTATGTTAAGCCAAAGGATGGTGAAAAGTGAGATATGCAGCAAAAAGAAAACAGGATATTTCCGTTTCTACCACACCGCTTGAGGTGGTAATTCCACTGGAACAACCAGTAAAGATCTATTCGGCTAAAGAATTAGCAGCTATGCCACTTTCAGTTATGAATGCCGCAATTGAGGCTCAGGAAAGATTTTATCAACTTGAAGAATTAACCCATATGGGGGGGCAGGCTATAGCAGTTCGCCGTCTCATGGAGGATGGGCACAAACTAATTCAGGTGAAAGAAAAGTCTCGTATTCGCTACAAAATCAACAACGAATTTATTCCTCCAAGAATTATTCGTCAGTTGGAAATGCGCGGTCTTGTAAAATTAGGAG